CGAGGCCGATGGTTTTGGGGTGGTGCAGGTGATCGAGCAGGAGGGCGGCAGCAGCGGGAAAATCGCTGCGCTGGCGCTTGCTCGCAGTCTGGACGGCTACACGGTACGATTTGACAGGCCCACGGGGTCAAAGAGGGTGCGTGCGGGGCCTTTCGCCAGCGCGGCCTCGCAGGGACGCGTGGGCGTTTTGCGGCGCGCGTGGCTCCATGAGTGGCTGCGCGAGCTCGAGGGGTTTTCGGGGGAGCCGGGGCCGCATGACGACCAGGTTGACTCAGCCAGCGGCGCTCACTCTCAGCTGGCCGTGAAAGGCGGAACCACGTGGGACGATCTTTACCCCGCCGAGGCGGAATCCGAGGGCGTGGCTGATGCCGCGTCCTGAGCTGCCAATCGTCCAATCCTTCGAAATTCGGCCGCTGGGACTGCACTTGTATGACGTCCGATCAATGAGCTCGGCCGACCAGGCCGACGCGATGATCGGGTTCAGGGCTGCCCTGCTCGACGATTGGGAAAACAAGATGCCGGCCGAGCGCAAGCGGGCTGGATTATGCGCGGACGATCTCGACCGACGCCGGCGGCGCTTGCAACGATGGAAAGCGGCAACAACCGCCGACCCAAACCTCACCTGGGATGCGTTTGAGCAATCGGGTGCAACAGTAGAGACTGACGCGGACCGAGACCCCCGGCACCCGCAGCTGCTGCTCGGCGTCAGGCGTGGGGATTTGGTTGTGGGGGCGGTCTCGCTAATCAATATCAACCGAGTAAACATCACAGCAAAACACATTCGAGCACGTGCTTGTTGCGTCATTGGTATTAGAGTGCCCCCGTTGATGAACCAACAGCGAGTTTGGGGTCAGGTGTATCGTTATATGCTGTTCAACCAATTACCGTTGGCCGACCAGCGCTCGCTTGAATTCTTTGAGTGGACATTCCCAACGGGTTTGGATGTTTATCGATTTGAGCCCCGGCCATGGAACGGCCTATCCGACATGTTCGATGAGCTGACCGGTCCAGATACTATACGGACAGACATCGATTGGGCCGTCTCGTCGATCCGTCGAATCGATGCGCCAGAGTGACGGTCACAACCTTCGAAGTCAGCCCTGTGGACACGGGTGATCTCGGTGCAGATCAGGTTAAAACTGCTACCGCAACCGACGAAACGCAAGAAAGCGCATCCTTGGGGTCAATTGTTTTCAAAAAACTGACAGCCTATTATGCGCTGTTTCTACGATTCGACCTTTCGTCATTACCTAAGCCGGTGAAAATCAATGGGGTACTGATGCAATGGACTGCGGACGGTGGCGGATCGGGTACGTTTGACGTCCGGGGTGGATTTATCGACAAAGATGGAAGCTGGGACGCCGCGGGCGCGTTTTCCAATTATGCAACTCTCAGCGAACTGCCGTTTGCACAGTGGCTATATGGCAATGAAGACGACGACACCGTCTGGGTGGGCGATGCCCCCGCATTCGAAGCAGAGATGGTGGGCTCTGGTGAAACACACATTTTGTCGTTTGGGGAAAATCTCGAATACGATGATGACACAATCGCAGTGACGGGACTGGTTTCGCAGTTGCAAACGTATCTGAATGCCGAGTCAGCGGGGCCGTCAGTATGTCTGCAGTTCTATAGAGACTACGTTGGTGGAACTGAAAGATACCAACAGGTTGTAATGAGCGATGGGGATGCCGAATCCAGGCCGCAGTTACGTATTGATTGGGAAGCGCTGGGCGTGGCCGAGGCAGAATCCGAGCTCAGGACTCTGGTTTCGGCTGGCTCGGCGCTTCAGCCAATAGTTTCAGCTGGCTCGGCGCTTCAACCAATGGTCAACGCAAAAGGGGTGGTTGTGTGAAGTATCTATCTGACACGTTAATTCAATTGCAGCATCCCGTTGACATTCAGAATGCCACCACAATCGACGATGGTACGTGTGATGCGGTGCTGTATCACGATGCGAAGGACACGCGACTCAGCGCGGATGAGGATGTCTCGGGCGCAACAACGGAGTGGAGTGTCGAGCGCCCTGGCAATTTTGAGGTAGGCGTAGACAACGCCATTCTCGAGCGTGACGACGGCACTATGCATGACGGTGGGGTCGTGACAGCTCGAGACATCACAGCTGGTACGATCACAGTGACCAACCTGTTGACAACCGATGACGCGGCGAAGGGTAACCGGGTTATGGTTCAGCTGGGCGCATCGATCTCGCTGTCAGCTTATGGCACCCCCGACATTGACACCCTTGACGACTCGTGGGGATTCGAGGGTATTATCGAATCCAGCCACGCTGACCTCGACCCTGGTGTTCCGATCCGCGTTGAAATCACGTTGGATGCGTCAGGTGTGAAGCTAACCGAGACAATTCACGACCATGTTTCGGGGGGGGTGTGAAACATGGGAATCATGGACAGCCTACGTCGTTTAGTATCCTGGGCTGACCCAGAGCTGGACCCGCCGAAACGCAGCAGGGAGCCGACCTGGCCGACGAGCTCTCGCGCAATGACACCGCCGATCTATCACATGGGCGAATACCGTCGGGGCATTATATCGACCGAGCAGCAGACGACACCCGACCGTCTGCTTACCGATGGCTTCAGCTCGACTCAAGCGACAGCCGCGCGTGCCATTTCGAGCCGGCTGTCTGATCTCGAATTCAGGATCCAGCAAGAGATACGGGAATCCGAAGGCACAACCGTCTGGGAAGACATCGACGACCACGCCTTTCTGGCTGTACTGGATCGGCCGAATACGCTGCTGAGCCGCCGGCAAATGCTCAAGCTGACGTCGTATTGGTTGAGCCAAACGGGCGAAGCGTTCTGGCTGGCCGTCACCAATGGGGCAGGGGCGACCAAAGAATTCTGGCCGATGAGTCCACGCAATATCGAAAAGCTGTCAAGCGACATTCAGCCGGTGTCTGGTTTCGTGTTTCATGGCGAGGGTGGCGAGATTCGGTATGGGCTCGAAGAGGTGGTCTGGATCTTCGACCCCGATCCCGCCGACCCCTTTGCAGGCGTGGGTATTGTGGGGCCGCAGGCGCGCGAATTCGACGCCAGCACCTTCGCGAGCTCCACCATGCGGAGCCACTTCCAGCATGACGCCACGCCCAAGGTCGTATTGAAAGCCGATGGTGAAGCGCTGCCACCTGACAAAGACCAGCGCGAGGCATTTTGGGCCGACTGGAAAAATCGTTTCAATCGGCGTGGGGGCGAGGATATGGGCGTGCCGGCCTTTCTGCCGTCGGGATTCGACGTCAAAGAGCTCGTCGGCGGGGGGGGTGTCGGTGAGACGATCCAGCTGCTCGAGTTCATGCGCGATCAGCTGCTCATGGCGAACGGCGTGCCGCGCAGCGTGCTGGGTGATGTGGTGGACGCTAACCGTGCTGCGGCTGACACCAATCGACTTGTCTTTGATCGTCACACCATCAAGCCGCAGGCTGGATTGATCGCGGATGCGCTGACGCAACAGGTCGTCGTCCCGGAATTTGGGGCACAATTCAGAGTTCGATTTGAGCAGTTTATCAGTGAAGATGAAGACCTCAGATTGAGAGAAGAAGCGCAAGACCTGACGCTCAAAGTGCGATCCATCAACCAGGTGCGTGTCGATCGCGGGCTCGATCCCGTCGATTGGGGCGATGAGCCGATTGGTACGTTCGGTGATCAGCCCTATACGCCCGATGACGATGACAAGGACGATGACGATTCTGGCGGCACCGTTTTACCATTCCCGCAGCCTGCGGATGATGAAGACGAGGAAGACCAGGACATTGCAGCCGAGGCTCGCGTATTCGTGGCTCGTGTTATCACACCGCGCATCGCAGCCAGGTTGACCCCCGAGGCCGAATGGTCTCGCGTCATGCAGACGGATGCGGTTTTTGTTCCTCGAATGCTCTCCGGGTTGCGTCGTGTCTTTGCGGGGCAGAAAGCGCTCACGCTCGCTGCACTCCGTGATGCCCCGGCCGCCCAGCGCTCGTATTCTCGGGCTGACTGGCTGGATGATCTCTTCGACATACCCGATTTTTCTCGACTCTTCGATACGATTGTGACCCCGATCTCGGTCGATGTTTATCAATCTGCGGGTGAAAACGCGCTGCTTGCCGTCGAAGAGCGTCCACAGTTGCTCTTCAATGAGCTCGCGGTGAAAGAGATGCGCGAGCAGGGAGCCGAGCTCGTCACGCTGGCCAACGCCACGACCAAGCGCCGTCTGCGCTCGACGATTTCGAAGGGCATCGAGCAGGGCGAGAGCCTCGCAGACATCGAGGGCCGCGTTCGCAGCGCCTACAACACGATCAGCAAGGGGCGAGCGCGCACCATTGCACGCACCGAAGTGGGCTTTGCGATGTCAAAAGGACAGCTCGCTGGGTTTCAACAGTCGGAAACCACGTTCCTCAAAAAATGGAACACGGCGCTCGATGGGGATCGGGTCAGAGATCAGCATCAAGCGATGCAAAGCGTGACCGTGGCTGAAGATGGAGTGTTTATGATCCCGCCGGTCGGCAAGAAACCCGCCGAGGGTGCGCTGGCTCCACGCATTTCGGCAACCGGGGGACGGCTCAGCGCTCACAACGGGATCAATTGCCGCTGTTTCGATACAGCGGTTTTGGGGGATTGATGATGCAAGCACGTCACGCACGACAAGCAACGCTGGACGCTCGAATCGATACCGATACTGGTGAATTCGATATGGTGATGGCGAGCGAGGGCGAGGCCAGCGACGGACACATCGTCTCGATGCGCGGACTCGAGACCCCCGACGAGCTCCCGTTGCAGCTCGATCACCAGCGCAGCGCTCTGGGCAATGTGGGCAATGTTTCGAAGATTCGCAAAGACGCTGTGGGCGGAATTCCCGTTACGCGGGGCGTGGGCCGAATCCGGCTTACGGGCGAGGGTGAAGCGCTCGAGGCGCGGCGCGACCTGGTGGACGCGATCTCGAGGGGTGACATTTGCGGGGTCTCACTCACGTGGGATTCGATTCGTCACATCGAGCGTCGTGAACTGCCGCGAAAACACCCCGCACACGTCAGCCGCACCGAGAAAGACCCCCGGAGGCGGTACGGGATCTATTTCGAAACCTCCCGAGCGATCGAGCAGAGCATCGTGGCGATTCCAGCAGATCGAGAGGCGCTGATCGGGCGCTCCGAGGCGGCCGAGAATGCCGTCTCTCGAGAAATGTGGCATTCTCTGGTGGATCACCTCAACGACGCTCAGCAGAGCCGTGAGGGTTCGATCATCGCAGCTCTCGAGGTATCCGTGGCGGATCTCGAGGAGCGACTTAGGGCAGCCGAGGACACGACCTCGAGCGATGACCCCCCGATCCCGCCGGCATTTGAGTATGGCCTTGACGCTCTCGAGCGCCAGATTGGCGATTGGCGAGCGCGCACTCGGTCAGAGCTCGACGATGCGCTGGGGACAGTTTTTCAGCGCCTGACAGGGAGACTTCTCCGATGAGTGAACTCAACACCGAGGATGAGGGCAGCGCTGAGCTCGAGGCGATCACCCGAATGCAAGACAAACTGGCCGCAGCCATCGAAAACGTCCGCACCGAATCGCGCGACATGGCACTGAAGGCCGTCGAGGACTTCGCGACCAAGCTCGAGGGCGAGCGCAGCCGAAAGCCCCCGATCCCCGAGAAGAACAGGGGCGATGGTGGCGACAACACCCCGCACTCGCGTGACGCTGGCGGCGCTTTTCTCGAGGTGGAGCGCATCCACGTGCTGGGCGATGCCAGCGACCCGCTCTATCGACGCATGGAGCGCGGCCGCACGATCGAAGATCGCAACGACTTCCGAGCCTCACGCAACCCTGCAATGGACGATCTCGCGAAGCAATGGTGCCAGGCTGTCAGCCAGTCCAACGTCGGCGAGCGGATTCGGCTCTATGACGAAATGAATGGGCGGTACGTCGAGAGTCTGGGCTACTCGCGCGCTTCGTTGCTCGAGGGCGCACCAGATGCCGATTCTGGCTTCGCAGTGGGCTCGGGTGCCGATCTGCTGCCGCTGCCGCTCTCCAACCAGCTGATGGTGGAGCGCGACAAAGCATCGAAGATGCGCGCACTGGTGAACGTATTTCCGATGACCAGCCAGACTCAGCGCATCCCGGTGCTGCCGACTGCTGCCGCAGAGACACGCGCTGAGAATGGCTCCTACACCGATCTGACCCCCGACTCAGACTCGGCGCTGCTCGCGGCGACGGATCTGGGTGTGATGTTCTCAGCGGGCCGCAACTTCCTCGAGGATACGGGTTTCAACATGGCCAACCAGCTCACCGTGGTGGCTGGTGGGGCGATTGGAGCCGAGGAGGACGAACAGATCATTACGTCCACGGGTGCAAACGCGGACATCACCGAGGGGCTTGATGCCGCCACCATCACGACCATCGCGGAGAACACAGCAGGAGAGCTGGGCTATGTGGACATCGTGGCGCTGCACTACGGGCTGCCCGAGCAGTATCGGCGCAATGCCAAGTACTTCTGCAACGACGCGATGCTGCAAACCATCGTACAGGTCATCGACACCAACGGTCGGCCGATCTTTCTCAACCAGTTTGAAACCCCCCGAGCGATCAACGACATCGATCCCGATGCCGTGGGGATTCTCTTCGGTAAGCCGATCTACGAGGTGCCTGGTGGAGATCTGATTCTCTACTTCGGCGATCCGATGTGGTACGCGCTGGGCAACCGTGCGGGTATTCGGGTCTACACAAGTAACTCGGCTATGACACAGAACACCATCTGGGTGATTGATGAGCGGATCGATGGACGCGTGATTCCAACCAGCGCGGTTGGAACCAACGCATCATGGAGGAAGATCGACCTCGCCACGTAACTCTCTGGGGTCGTAACACCATCCAAGACCAGTGGTCTGAGGGCCGTCCTGTTCTTCTCGGGGATCGGGGGCTTTCGGCCGCAAGACCACTGGTCTCGAGGGGGACGCCTGGGGATATGTCTGATCTCACTACCCGTGCAGCCGT